GCCATTTGCTCCCGCAGGGTCTTTAGATCAGCCATTATGGCCTCCTACAATGTGCCTTGCCCAAGGGCTGGGGATTGGGCCAACAGCGGGAGTCCGCCGTTATTCGTCAGCCACGAAATCCTTGCGTTCCCATGCTTGGCACACGCGAAGATTGTGACAGATAAAATCTAGCTTTTCGCACCATCCGCGACCGCCGCCGTCCATGTCAAATGGTGTCAAAGGAATGTCTTCCATCGACTTGATCATTTCTGGTGTGTTGTTGAAATAGGAACAGTTGGCGCAGAGTTGACGGCGGGCTTCGGCTTCGTTCAGGCTCCAAACATCAGCCATCTTTGCCCAATATTCAGGGTTTGCGGCTGGATCAGATGAAGCAACTTCAGGCCCAAGGTTCCAGTTTTCGACAGCGTTCTGCATATTGATTGCGTTCATGCTGCCAGAAACAATCTCAGGCTGTTCAATTTCTGGCAAAAGATATTCATTGCGAACATCAATGCCAGCGAACTTGGCCTTCATCCGCATACGGCGAACAGCTTGCGATTTGATCTGTTCTTCGCGGTGCTTTTCCAGCGACCGCAAAGCAATCTCTGTGCCATCGTAAGCTGGGGTGGTCACGATGCTGACATCAAACAATTGCGCTTCTTGGATCATGCGTTTCGGCATCTTAGAGTTGTCATCCCACTTCTGACGCACAGGCCGAAATGCAAATGACATTTTATCAAGATCACCGCGCTTCATCTTCGGCACGATGCTGCGAACGTCAGGGTCTGTTTGATCAAGCATGGCTTCCATATATAGGCCACGTTCATCTTCAACCAAGGTCAAAGTGCCAGAACGAGTGCGGGCCAGCGGCAAACCCTCGTGATTGATTAGAAAAACCACATCGTCACGACCGATGGCATTGGTAAATGCACCGCGCATGATTACTTCAGTGAACATTCCACCGATGTTTGTTTCTTCGTTAAACACTGCGGCATAGCCAGCAACGCGAATTTCGCCGTCTTGACCCTCACGGATTTCGACAGGAACACCACGGCGGATTTCTTTTTCAGACATTTCTGACCCCGTTTGATGTTTTGATTGTAGCATATTGCGGCTGGCTTCGTCTATCGGCACGGCATCTTCGAACAAGATAGGCTGAAAGTCGTTATCTTTCAGCCACTTCTTGGCCTGTGCTGGTGTAAACTTAGACGCATCAAAGCGAATTGCTTGCACCACAAGCGGATCATTTCCCTTGATGCCATAAATGAAATCAATGCCATCGCCACCTTGATCGTTCACACGGCTGAATTTATCAAACTCGCTTGGATCAACCAAACGCGCAGCGTGTTCGTTTGGATATGGTCTGGTTTCATATCCAAAACGACCTTCAGACGCGACAATTTTATCTGCCCAAGTCTGCCCAGCATCGCCGCCCCACAAAGCCCATGCGATGCGACCATTTGACGGGTATCCATCTTCACCAACACGAAAGCCTTGGGCTTCTTTGTCCACTTCGTGCCGTGCAAAATAGCTGACCATGCGCTGCACAGTATCCATAGACAAATCGACCTTATTGGAAATGTCCCTTGCGCGGGCAATTCCAACTTCCGTTCCTCCACGCCCAAATTCACGCCGCCAATCTAGGCCGCGCTGGGCTTCTTCTGCCATCGCGTCAGTTGGAACTGGCATTTAGTTTCCCTGTTGGCTGTGAACCAAGTGGAACTGTGGCGCCTTGGATTAGTAGATCAGTTGCACCTTTAGCAGGAAGATTTTCAATAGCGCGGATCTCGTCAGGTGTTCTAATGGCGTTTTGGATAGACACTGCATAGGCTTCCATGCGTGACTTCAGATCACCGCGCAGCAAGCCGTCCACGTTAAATTCAACGTAGAAGTCTGACCCACGCCCAAAGAATTTCAGGTTCATTTCCTGTTCAAACTGTTCAACCCAACGCTTCACAGTGTGCTTCACGAAATGCAAATCTTGCTGTTCCGTATTGCTAAACGTGCCGTGCGTCAGGTCTTGTAGGAATACAGGCGGCAGAGAATAGATGCGGGCGATCTGTTCAATGCTGAACCGCTGCAATTCCAGCAACTGCATATTCTCAGGCGATAGGCCGATGGTCTTTAGTTCATGGCCCAGAGGCAAAGCCATAATCGGTCGGCCTTCCTTAGCCAGCTTCAAGGTAGTTGCAGCTACATCTTCAGATGCGCGGTTAGCAGCCGCACCAGATGCAAACGGCCCTTGCAGCACAGCAGGGGGAATGCCGCCAGATTGGAATGCCTTCGATCCATAGCGGCTGGCTGCGATAGCCATGCCGATGGCATCTTTGTTCTGAGAGATTGGCCCACGCGCATCTGTCAGGTTTGCCTTGAGCATAAACGGCAGATCAAGGATTTCGGTTGACTCGTAAACCCGCGAACTTGCGCGATAGATTTTGCGCCCATCAATCAGCCGTTCAACCCGCACCTTGGTGGGATCAAGCGGATACAAGTTTACAATCTCGCCAAGGTTGTTGCGCTCAATGTAGGTTACAGCCCTACCGCCAGTTAGCGTTTGTTCAAACGAATATTTCCGCCACTCAAAGCTGGACATATCTTCGTTGATGGCATCGTGCAGGATTGTCGATAAGCCAATATCAGCCTTTTCACGCCCACCATCAGCAGCTTTGCGATAGACTTGCAGTGGTAAACCAGCGATTGTGCCAGAAATGAAGTTAACTGCAGCCCAAACAGCAGGGACACCAAGTGCTGTATCGACATTTACAGTTACCCCAGAAGATGCGTAAAGGTCACCCCAACCCATGATTTGCAAGAAATCATTCGCAGAAACAGGCGCGGTTGGGTTTTCCAGATTGCGTTTTTCCGTTTTACGGAACCGATCAAAGAGTGCCATCTGTTCCAATCCATAATGGATGTTTCAAAAAACATATCACATCACGCGCCTAGTGTAAATGAAGGGTCATCCCAAGGTGATGCTGGCGGTTTTGTTGCTTCACCAACCATTGCAGCACCAATAGCCATAGTCGCAGCCAAAGCCATGTCGATACGACCTGTTGCCCTTTGTTTTTCAAAGCGGCGCAACCCTGCTGGCGATGTCCAAAAGCAAGCAGATGCAACCGCCGATCTAAGAGCAGGGTTCACTTCAATTCTAATGCGATTTTCCAAAATCAAATCTTCAAATTGATTCACAGATTGCGGCATCCAAAGGGGGGTGTCTTTTCTTTGATTGGTTCCCTGCGGATGTTCAATCAAAGGCAACACACCACCTATTTCGTCTAATGCATTTTCAAAGGTTTTGATCAGCCATCGGTCGTAGGAAACTGCCTGAATGTCGAACTTTGATGCAGTATCCACCATGTCATAAGCGATGTGGTCATAGCGAATAACCTTGCCTTCTGGCGCAATTAGCCATCCATCGCGAACCCAAACCGAATATGGTGCTTTATCCATAAGTTCGCGCTGATCTACTGTATCTGCGGGTGTATATCCACGCGCAAATAAGGCAAACTTTGGTCGCCCATCATCTGTTTGACCGTCAGGAAAAACATAGGCAACACCAGTAATGTCTTTTGTTGCGGAAAGGTCCAAGCCAATGAAACAAGGCTTTCCTAAGAAATCATCCATTGTCATAAGCGGATCTTCACACGCCTCCCATGCTTTTCTACTGATCCAAGCCGCATCTGCATCGGTCCATACACAGAAATGCAGTCTCAAAATTCCATTCATCTTAGCCGGTATGACTTTTGCTTGATCGACCACGCCCTGAAGATAGCTTTCCTTAATGATCACGCCGAGCAATGGATTCACCTTTGACCAGCAAGACGGATCATTTAATGGGTCATCTCCTTCATCTAACGCGCAAACGTATGGGAAAGTAGTATCATCTTCTACATCACCCGCTGAGACAGCACATGCGTGTGCGTGTTCTTCCCAGCAAACGCTGTTTCTATCGCTCCCGCTGTTAGTAATCATTAGCATCAGCGGCTGGTTGCGAAACTTGAACCCACGTTCCAACATCTCCATGATGCCGCGATCTGGATGTTCATGGACCTCATCGCACAAAGCAAAATGTGGGCGCGGACCAGATCCGCTTTTGCCACTGTCACGGCTGATCGGGCGAAAGAATGATCCAGTGCTAATGTAAGCAAGGTTCCAGACAGGGTTAACGCCAGATGGTGTTATGCGCTTTTCCAAGGCTGGCGATTGTCTTACCATCTTCACGGCATCCTGAAACAGGATCATAGCTTGGTCTTTTTTTGCAGCCGCAGCGTAAATCTGCGCACCAGATTCACCGTCAGCCATCAAACCATATAGGCCTATGCCACCAGCAAGCGGTGATTTTCCGTTACCTTTTCCCATTTCGATGTAGCAGCGACGAAAGCGGCGAAAGCCATCAGGCTTTTTCCAGCCAAAGATTGATCCAACGATGAATGCCTGACTGATGTGCAAATGAAACGGCACACCTTCAAACTGCCCTTCGCTAAGTTTCAGGACATTATGGAAAAATCCAATGGCGCGATCAGCCGCCATTTCATCAAAATAGATGTCTTTTCGCTTTAGATCAGCTAGATGTCTACGGCATTGATTGCGAACGTGCGGGCCAGCCGAGATTTCACCAGCCAAAACTTGTTCTGCATATTGATGGACGATGTGGGTCATGTGAAATACTGCGCTGTTGGATCATTGTCTTGAGCCCTATCAGCCTCAATACCAAGGCGCACACGGCTAGAAGGTGTCAACCCATACTCTGCCGCATACTTCATAGCGTCTCTCATCGCTGTATTTGCCGTTCCGACCATAGGGTTTTGAATAATGTTGCCGTTGCTGGTTTTTATAATCAAGCCACCGCTGGCAGGGTTCGCTTTTGCCATTTGCTGGATTGCTTCCTCTGCTTTGCGCCAACGCCCATAGGCCTGACAATACATTGCCAACCCACGCCCATCTATTTCAGTCAAGACACCACAACGAAACAAAGCGCCGCAAATGTGCTGCCATTCTTCAAGCGCGTATTCATCAAGATGATCTGGCGCCTGTGGAATGTCAGGCATTACCATGACAGGCTTAGGTTCGTTTCGCACACGACTTCTTGCACGATCCTGATCTGTCACAATCTTCAAAGCAGTTGGCTTAGGTTTTCTTCCTCTTGTCATGTTTTTTTCTTGAACTTTTCGTCAACAATCTTTGGAACTGCGTAAGTCCAATTGATCTTGTGATGAAGTCTTTTGTGCGCTGTTCCCATTAACTTGATCTTGCAGCAGCTAGGTTCGGCCATAACGCTGTAGAAAGACTTAACATATGTGCCGAATGCCTTGTATGCTTCCGTGTTTCCTCCAGAGTTTGACTGTGTTTGCAGCTGTACTAGCATGATGTTGGCTATCTGAAAAAACATTTTCCCTACCTTACCCTGAGTAAGATAAGTGTTCACATCGTCGTTCATACGCCCAATAAAGATACAGTCATCGGCTGGGTCTTGGTTAACCTTAAAGACAAAACTATTCATAGCTTTGCGTTTGTATTGAATGTTGCTAAATGTTCTTGCCCCACCGATATGATCACCGCCTTGGCTCATCGCAATGGTCGTGGCTTTTGTGGTTTCAAGGCAATCTATAAAAGCCTCAAACACTTTATTCATTTGCTTAATCGGCTTTGATCGTAGCGTATCGCCTTCTATGAAACGATGCACCATAGTTGGGTAATCGTCCTCATACTCAAAGAAATGATCAAGACCTAGCGACCTTGCTATGTCGTAGCAAGCATTGCGCGCATAGACAATTACCTTGTTGCCTTTGAAGTTATCCATGATGTCAAACTTCTTTTCGTAGTCTTTTTTGCTAAAAACAACCACCTCATCCTTGTATTTTTCTTGATACTTAGACAAGGTTTTGTCTTCATCGTCACAGATCAGGTAAATTTTGCCTGTGTACCCAGACCGACGCAAAGTGCGGTAAGTCATTACCTTGTCTGGTCTTCCATGCGTCAAAATAAAAACTGCGTAGTTATGTGTTTCCATTTTTGATCCTCGTGCTGCTGTAATTGTGTTTGCGTTTCAAATAAACGATTTCTTTGCCTAAAGTTTCAATGCTGGATTTCATTTCCCATTCATCTGAGCGATGATCTTCCCCTAAGAAGTAAACATCATACTCTAAAGAGAAAAACATGTTCGCATCTCTAGTCGAATCTTCATAAGGAATCACCTCATCGACCCATTTGACCGCCCGCAACTGCATATATCGTTCATATATAGACTGAATGGGGTTTTTGTATGTTGGCTTGCAATGCAAACCGACGATAAGTAGGTCGCAATGTTTTTTTGCTTCTTCTAGGGCCAGCACATGGCCTGAATGCAGGATGTCTGCAACCATTGGGAAGAATCCGATTTTCATGTTGTTTCCTTTCGATGCTGATGATTCGATTGTGTAAGGCTTGCAGTTCTTGATGTGCAGATCATAGTAGGCCTTATGGATTGCTTTTTTTGGTGGGTCTAAAGCAAACATAAACATCTTGATTGTCCCACTATGGGCAACAATAAGAATTTGCTTGCCAGAGTGTTTGCTTTCTATGTCATTGACAAAGGATTTAACCCTGTCCAAAAAAGCTACCTTGCTTTCCACTTTGTATTTTCTTAGAAAGTTTGGGTTCTCACCCTTAAGTAACTTTTCACTGTTGAGATGTTTTCCCTCTAGCAGACCCTTGTTGAGTTCCATAAGCCTAGCGTCACATACCATCTTTGTATGGCGATGATTTCTTAAGATTTTGTTGGCTGTGGCTTTTGCGCGTTGCAACGGTGAGCAATAACAATAGTCAAAATGCTCATGCTTAAGGTCATCGGAAACTACATAGGCCTGTTTGATACCGATCTCATTTAGCGGTATGTCATACTGCCCGTGCATAATTCCATTTTTGTTCCAGTATGTTTGCCCATGTCTAACAAGGATGTATTTATTCTTCGTCATTCAAATCTTCCATTTGTTCAGTAAAAAGAACAAACCCATTCTTTATCGCTTGATCGTAATCAACAATGACAAGGGCGCTTTGTTCCATGAGTTCCTGACATTCTTTTGACGAGTGTGCATAAAAGTTAGCAATTTTTTCATAGTTAAAGACAGTGTGCCGACAAGCCGCCGACATCAAAAATTGTTTTTCCTTTTCCTTCAAACTACTTTGTTGGATTGCGCTAATTAAATCAGTAGTTTTTTTGTCATCATACAAATCTTCCAGCAATGGCTTTTCGCCTGATGGTTCATAGGTTGGAACATCTACTTTTTGACTATATTCATTACTTTCTTCCTTTGGCTTGTCAAAAAGTTCTGAAAGTTCTCCAGCATCAAAACCAGTTAGGCCAAGATCAAATCCCA